GAATCACCTGCTGAGCATTTTTGACGCTATTTTCAAAATTCATCCTGAGTTTCGATCGAAGTTCCCTCGCCGTGAGTTTGACACGTTTACCACGCACGTCCTTCGTGACACGTAGACCCATTTTCTTCGCCTTTTCTTTCAGTTCCTTATACTGCATATTACTATAGGCTATCATAAAATTTAAAGAAGACAAACTCCGTATATTCAAGATGAGTGATGTGATTGAATTGAAGATGATGATCAGTAAAGTACTCCTCCCACGTATCCGACAATTAGAAGATGAAGTTGCATCCCTCAGAAAGCACACATGGCCGTACGTACAAGCCCGGAAAGAACATCACGAATTGGATGACATGGAAGCGAAGATGGATTTTTTCAAAAATCTTGATGATGATACCATCAAGGAACTCATACAGATCAAGTCTAGGTTACGTACTGGTACAAATCTTCATCACCGAGAATATGACATCATTCGGGAGAATAATTTCTGTTAATACTGTATAACAAAATGTCTAGGAAATCTGCCTTACCGATGGCATCGTCCACATCCTCGAGTCTTCTCGTAAACATTTTCATTTTGATGATGTTACAAAACATGGAAGAGCAAACCGCCATGGTCACTGCTGGTATGGCACTGTGCGCCTGCTCGGCGTTTTCGGGTGCGTTACGCGTAATTCAATACACTCTACATGGCCTGACTGGTATCAAAACCTATTAATTTTCTCAGGGTAAAATAAACAATGGGCCAAGCGCTGTCGTCCCTATGGTTCTTTGTAAGCCCGATTCCTGACATGAGTTCGAAGGGTAAACCTAAACCCATGTCAGCAGCCTCTATGCTCTGTAGTTGTATATGCTCACTCGCGATGTTATACATGGGATATCGTTTCTGGAGTGAAACATTCCCGTTTCCGATGCCTGCACCCTTTTATCCCACGATGTTACTCCTATTCTGTTGTTCCTGTTGTTCGAGTAGTAAGCTCGTCGGGCAGGGACGAAAGATTGCCAAAGTTTAAAAAAAGTTATCAGTGCGATACATGTTCACCTTGAATGAACCAGTCTTACCAGTCACTGAGACTGTTTCATTTCCATAGAGTTCCTGACACCCTATATCTTCCATACAGTCGCGTGCGTTATGACTCACGGGGACGGGATAAATTTGCTGCCCAGCTGTGGTCGTGTAGTAATTATACCGATCACGCCTGCCTGTTACCTCTTTACCATAAAGAGGCATCGTCACATCACCCGGACCGGTAAGAATGCCCATTTGTTGCATATGTCCCGGTTTATACTTTTTAATGGGTGGACCCCTGTACTCAGGGTCACGTCGCACAGCGGTGGGACGAGGTGGAACGGGGAGTTGTGGTCTGGACTCAACTTTCACGACGCGGGGATTGTACCACATGTATACCAATGCAAGTACCGCTACGATTAACACACTCGACACCATGTGTATTTTCGTCTTATTCTTCATTTACTATAGTTAAGGAAATTCTTTTACATAAAGACATGAAAGTGTTGTCTATAGATATTGGGTATCATAATATGGGTTTAGTCTTAGCCGAATCTTTAAGTGGTCCTAAAATCACAGTTGAGTATATCAACAAAGTAAATTTGGAAGACTATAAATATATAAAGTCGAATGATTTCGTGGATTTAATTCCTTTATTTGTAGATGACTATAAAGAAATTTTCAATCAAGCTGATAAAATATTGATTGAGAGACAACCACCGGGTGGGTTTCAAAATATAGAAATTTTGTTACATTACATGTTCAGAGATAAGGTTAAATTAATTTCACCCGTGAGCATGCATGTTCATTTTGGTATGAGACATCTTAATTACGAAGAACGTAAAGAGAGAACTACCTGTATTTCAGAAAAGTACATTAATAAGGATATATTGAATCAATATGAACGAAAGCATGATATAGCCGACGCATTATGTATGATTGTATACGACAATTTTAGGACATGTGTTCACTCATTTGATAAATTTAAATTTGTTGGTTTATAATAAATGCCAAGTGTAAAGCAAATTCAGGATGCGCGTAAAAAATTGAAGTCGACTCCGAAACCTAAAGGTAATGCACCCAAGATACCTTCCGCCGCCCTACTCCGTATCATTAACGCCGATCCCAAGATTAAGCGTAACCGGGAATTTGTGAAACGTGTTCAGGAACTCATCAAGAAAAGTCAATGAATTTTCTGACCTCTCCAAACCTTGAAGGTATCTTTGATGATGTTATCAAAGTGTCCTAGACGATACTGAACAAATCCCCATAATACGAAGAATACAGTCTTTGTAAGATGATTGATCTCATTCTCTTCCATCTTATAAATGGGTCCAACCACGCGCCCCATGAACGTCTCTTCCTTCTTCTGCCCAGTGATGGCCATTTCAGCCTGTGTGAGAGCACATGTATCATCGTTCACGGACCAGTGGTAAAATATGAATGGTATGAGCACTGAATAAAATTCTAGACTCCTGCGATCATTCGTGAAAGGAACGACGAGGATACCGATCAAGAAAATAAGATGAATGAGGAATATTATGTTCATCTATTATAACATGAGTGAAGAAATTAATATGGAGGTGATGTGGAACGAGTACCACGAAAACGTACTGCGTCAATGGGGTGAATCATCTGCGTGTTACAGGTACATGCACCACAGGGCTTTCTTGATGTTTAAAAAGATGAGTCTGCGTTTTAATCTACCTGTCATCGTTTTATCGACTATTACTGGAACAGCCAATTTTGCCCAAAGTACATTACCTGCTAGTATCCAACCCGCTGCACCATCCATCATTGGTGGCTTGAATCTTGTAGCAGGACTTATAGCTACCATCATGCAGTTCCTCAAGGTGAATGAACTGATGGAGAATCATAGAACCGCTGCGTTAGGTCACGGTAGCCTCTCGAGAAACATTCGTTTACAACTCTCTCTCCCACGTGAAGAACGTAAGAAGGAAGGCCTGAAGTTTGTCGAAGAATGTAAAGCGACGTATGACAGCTTACTGGAACAGTCGCCTCCCATACCCAAAAACATTCTAACTAAGTTTGAACAAGAATACCCAATTGAAGGTGTATTTACCAAACCAGAAATACTGACCGTACGTCCTATCCCGACACTCAAGTTACCCAAAACAATCGAGCCCATTCGTGCCATCACACAAGATACACCATTTGAAAAGATTGGTAAGATGTTCTCCTCTAATGAGGAAGAGGAAGAGGAACCTGAGGAGGAAACTGAAGAGTATGAAGAGGAAGAAGAGACAGACGTCGAACAAGGTACGCCAAAAGAATAAACATTAAAATATTGGTAAGGATTACTGATACAACGAATGGTAAAATTTTACGCCTTAAAGGTTTTACGATTCTTTCATGTAGTGCGTCATTTTTGAGTACCAAATCTATGGCCTGATTAGTAAGATCATCAATGGATTCCTTCATTAAAATAGTCGAGCAAAAAAAAAGTCCCGTTGTTACAACGATTCATACAAAACAAATTGATCTCATTCGACGACACATAAAAGAAGGAAAGAATGTTTTCATATGTGGGTCGATCGGTGTTGGTAAAACATTCATTCTAGAAAAGGTTCTCGAAAACATGAAACACGTTGAACTCCTACCACATCATCTAAAAAAGGATTCACATTTTTTACCGTTTATTAAACCAAGTGTAAAACATGTATACATTGACAATTATGATAGTGTGTTCAAACCAATCATAGAACAGGTTTCTGATGGTCACAAACTTACACGTGGATCACTTATCGTGACCACGAGTTCGATGTGTATGTTTCCCAATTTCGAAACAGTTATGATTCCTAAACACAAACCAGAAGTTCTTTTGACACTTACGGATAAACAGGGATCTGAAGCATACAACGCGGCTATTCGATCACAGGGAAATATACGGAATTTTTTTACATACCTCGAAGGGTATGATGAAATGGATGACTTTAAAACACCGAAAGAATTCATTGCTGACGTGTTAAGTGATCCTACTTCAATTGAAATTCTTGACAGTATACCAGAACATGGACATATGTGGGACATATTCCAAGAAAATTACATCGATTCAAAAGGTGTAGATGTACTCGGGTGTACAAACGCTTTTTCGTTAGCAGATGTTATTGATAATCACATATACCAATTTGGAAATTGGAATCTTATGCCGTACTTCGTTTTACATGCTTTGACGATACCTAAATCATCTCTTGGTGAACCACTTGAAAAAGATAAGTTACGACCAGGTAGTTGTTGGACAAAACTTGGAAACTATAAAATGCGAAAACAAAAGTTCCACGATATTCGTATAAAATCTAGAACCGGACTTGGCATCGAAGAACTTTGTTTATTAAAGAAATATGCAGAAATTGGAGACCTGGAACCACTACTCGAGTATAAAATCACACCACAAGATTTCGATGTCATTAATCATCTCGCTGTTGGAAATGGCTTAAAATCGAAAGACGTATCAAGAGTAAAGAAGGCTCTCAAGAATGCCTACGACAGAAGATGATAACAAGGACAATGATGTCGAGGAGTGTGTCAAAATTATCGGAAATGAAATCCTCTTCTACGGTGACATCGATCGCGAAAATGCGTTAGACTTTGTCGAGAAGTTCAAGAAGCTCGAGATTGACCTTCTTAAAAAAATGGCCGAACTGGTCGGGTATGATCCCTTAATCCGGGTACACATCATGAGTGAAGGTGGTGATGTTTATGCCGGTCTAAACATGATGAACGTTCTTGAACGATCTCGTGTGAAGGTAGTCACTATAGCTCAGGGATCCTGCTGTAGTGCAGCAACTTTTGTACTTCTGGGTGGTAAAGAACGTCGTATGGGTAAAAATGCTTACCTTCTCATCCATCAAATTAGTACGGAAATGTGGGGTAGTTTCAATGATCTCAAACATGAATTGAAGTCAACAGATAAACTTATGAAAATGCTAAAAAAGATGTACCTTTCCAAGACAAAAATTCCTGAACGTAAATTCAAGAAACTCATGAAGAAGGATATCTATCTCGGACCAGAAAAGTGTCTCAAGTATGGAATCGTTTCCGCGCTTGACTAATAGACATAGAACGCTTGTATAGTCCTAAAATACATAAAATAATGAACGCGATACAAAACGTGTTCATGTTCAGAGGCAAGAATGTGCTCTCTGGAGGCCTAAGTCGCTCCATTCTGCCATAATTCACAACTGGTATTTCAGACATCTAATTAAAGTTGAGAATTTATTTACTCACAGAATGGAACGCCTTATCAAACAAGACAAGCACGGCCGCGATCGATACATCGACATAAAAGTTGAGGACCTAAAGAATGGAACTGCGGACATCGTGAAGACATCTGGAATTGTGGGAAGTGACAAGTGTGTGGAATCTCGAACGAATGTCAAGACTGGGTACGAAAAGGC